AACCTAATGGCTTACATCGGAAGACAACCTGCGGCTGCGCCACTTACGTCCGCAGACATTACAAATGGCATTATTGTAAATGATGATATTGCGGCAGATGCTGCCATCGCTCAAAGTAAATTAAATTTGTCTTTGAGTACTTCAGATATTTCTGGGGATGCAGCGGAGTTAGGATCTGGGGGGTCAGCAGACGGTTATGTATTAACTTCTGATGGTGCTGGAGGGTCAGCATGGGAAGCTACTGCAGTAGGCGTTACTGATGGTGATAAAGGTGATATTGTAGTCACTTCTTCTGGCGCTACATGGACTATTGACAGTGCCGCCGTAGGAGAATCAAAAATATCATCAGCTTTAACTGGAGGTGGCAACGCTTCAAATGGCTATATTTTAACTGCAGATGGTGTTGGTGGAGTAGATTGGCGTGAAGGTGGTTTAGTAGTTTCAACAGAAGCAAACTTGGCGTGGGATTTTTCTACAGATACCTACACTGCCAATACAACAGATACAAGTGTTACTACCGTCCATAGGAACATGAGGCGTTGTGTACTGAACGCTAACGGAACAGTAAATTATTATTTAAAAGCCACAGATTCAACTAAAAAAGCAGATGGTGCTACAGCAAATTTAGATGGGTCAGATGGCAATGTAATGGTAGAAATTCCTAAGTTTTGGTTCCGCCAAACAAAAGTTGGGGATACGACTACTTGGGAAATATCAGACATTGCAAAAGCAGGATATTCTGTACATCCTGCCTTCAATAAAAATGGTGTAGAAGTAGATTATAGATACATTGGGGCGTACTCCGCGTGTTATTATGACGCATCCGATAGTACTTATAAATCAGGCTTAAACCTAGATGATTTGACATCAAGTCTGGATTTAGCCAATGACAAACTTTCTTCTGTATCTGGCGTATATCCTATAATTGGAGTAACCCGTGACGAATGCAGGTCTTTGGCTGAAAATAACGGAACTGGATGGCGCGTATGCGATTTTTATTTGATGTCAGCGGTTCAGTTATTGTATTTGATAGAACATGGTGATTTTGATACCCAGAGTACTCTTGGGGCAGGAAATACCGCAGACGCGTACGCAACTTCTTCTTCAAATCAGACGGATTCGCCACATAGCATTGCAGGTCGCTCCAATAGTTTAGGAAATGCGTCCACCAACACAACTACAGGTGCTAGTACTGTTACCAATCCGCCCACGGCATTTATGTCGTATAGGGGGATTGAAAATTGGTATGGGAATTGTTGGCAGTGGATTGATGGGATCAATATTGGCAATGTCGCAAACTACAATGTTCACGTATCTAATACCGATACTGATTTTGCAGATGACACTACCACAAACTACACGTTATTGGGTACTTGTGCCACGGCAAATGGATATGTTCAAAACATTTTAGATGTAGACGGAGTGTTTATCCCAAATGATACTACTGGGGGGTCTAGTAGTACCTATTTAGCTGATTATTTTTATATAACTCCGGGGGCGCGCGTGGCGCATTTTGGCGGTATTGCGAGTGATGGCGCGAGTGCTGGCGGGTTCTTTTGGGATTGGGATGGTGGTTCTTCCGATGCTCTTCGGGCTGGCGGTTCGCGCGTTGCGTTCTAAGGGATTTGCGGTTACTCCGCAAATAGGGGTGGTATAGCAAAGTGCGGTTAGCACACGTAGCACATTTTGGCAGTAATGCGAATAATGGCACGAATGCTGGCAGGTTCTATTGGAATTGGAATAATGATTCTTCCAATGCTAATCGGAATATCGGTTCGCACGTTACGTCCCTAGGTTTGACTTTTTCAGTCAGCTATACGCTCCTGACCTCTTGGTCAAATATTCTGCCATAACGGTCTAGTAGGTTTCCCCGAAAGACTGGGCGAACTTTAGGGATTTTTATGAAACGTCACGGTAATCTTTGGCCTAAAATTTTAGACTTAAACAATATTTTAACCGCGCACTATGCGGCACGAAAAGGTAAATCACATTATACTGAAGTTGTGTTGGTAGATTCTAACCCAGAATTCTACTGCAAGAAGATACAATTGAGCTTACAAAATAAAGAATTTACAACAAGTCCTTATATTGTAGAGACCAAGTTTGATGGTCGTAAGCAAAGACTTATACACAAACTTCCGTACTACCCTGATAGGATAGTTCAGCACGCTGTTTTGCAAATATGCGCTCCTATTTGGAAAAATTTATTTATTAGGGATACTTTTCAATCTATTGAAGGACGTGGCACATCAGACGCTAGAAAAAGAATTACTAAATTGCTGCGGCAGCACTCAAGTTTATACAGGTTCAAATTTGACATAAAACAATATTATCCATCAATAAACAACAATAAGTTAAAAGAAATTATTCGCCAAAAAATAAAATGCCCCAACACATTATGGGTGCTAGACGACATAATTGATTCATGCAATGGGCTGCCTATAGGCAATTACACATCCCAATATTTAGGAAATTTATACCTAAATGAGTTTGATTGGTGGAGTATAAAAACTTTAAAGCCAACCGGATACTATAGATACTGCGATGATATTATCGTTCTTTATAAAGAAAAATTTCAATGTTGGGAAGCTAAACAAAAAATGGAAGAATACCTAGAAAAAAAACTTAAGTTAAAAATCAAAGAAAACTGGAGTATATCTCCAGTGCGTAAACAAGGTTTAGATTTTGTAGGTTTTAATTTTTTTCCTAGCAAGACTCTTTTGCGCCCATCCATTGCCAAAAACTTTCGCGCAAAATGTCGGCGGATAGTTAGGTCTTCTGCATACTTGTTGCCGACTAAAATTAGTAATGGGTTAATGTCTTACTGGGGCTGGGTCAAGTACGTCAATGCCAAACGATTGTGGCAAACGTATGTTACCCCACAACACCTAGCTATACTAAACGGAGTAAACAACTAATGTCACCTGCAGCACCTACATTTGTTAGATCTAGCCACACACTACCAAAGTTTCAAATATTGGGGTATACATTGCGTATCCACTTTAATCAGACTACTGAAGAAGTTACGGATATGTCTACTGCGGAAGTCCGCACTGATCATGTCAGTGAAGAAGCAGTTTGTACGACTTATGACAATCGTTCTCAAATCATTGAAGCAATCATTAAAAGTAGGTATCGTACGGCTGGCGCTGAGTTTGCCGCAATCAACAATGGGGAACCGGACTATAGTAACTACCAATCTTTTAGGCAATTAGCAAAGACGCTAGCAAGTGATTGGGAAACTTATAAAGCAACTTCTATCTAATTAACTTATAAGAGGTTAGTAGTGCCCGAAAACTTTGTAAGTATAATCAGTGATTTGGGCGGCACAATGGCCTCCTTGGCCTTCGCTGGGTATTTGATTGTGTACTTGTTAAAAGGCTTTGCTGAAGAGCGAAAAATCCACCTGGACAAGGACAGCCGCAATGATGATGAATTGCGCAATTTGATGCGCGAATCCAATGCGGCCCTTATTTCTACAATGCGTGAAACCAACAGTATATTGGCCGAAATGCGCATAGCTATTTCAGAACTAAAAGAGTCTATACATGGCCAAAATCGCTAAAGTCCTAGCCGCTATACTGATAGCCGTTCCTTACACATGCAGCTTTGTACCTGCAGCGTATACAGCAGAAGATTCCGTACAGGCACGTGCCTCTTACTCCGCGCTATTTATCGCCCAATGGGTCTATAACTGTACTACCCAGATTGCGCCGCGCTTTGGGGCCAATGGAATGCCGCAACAGTTGGCGCTACAATATGCGGCCCAAGAATGTTCTTGTGTGATTGATAAGTTTATGAATGAATTTAATCAGACAGAAATTATCAACATGACAATAGAAGACCGCAGTGCATTTGGTGATACGTTTGCGCGTCAGTGTTTAGGCGTACAAGACCAGCAATCTTAATTATCTAAAAGAGTAGTATTATGGCAAGAAGTTTAGGGGGGCGTTGCGCTCCGGGGTATTACTATGATTCTGTGACCCAAAGATGCGAACCAAGTCCAGTTGATGTACTTCAAGATCAAGCCCCTACTTTTACAGGTACTCCTGTGCTAGTGAATGATCTACCCACAACTACTACACCAGCACCAGCACCAGCACCAGCACCAGCTACTGTAGAAGCACTTACATCAGACCAAGCGGCTCAACTAGGGCAAATACCGGGCATTGGCACCAATGTAACCAGCATTATGGGCCAAACCAGCCAGATACCGGGCATAGCCACAAATGTAGGTACTATCTTGGGCCAAACTGGGCAAATTGGGGATATTGCTACGGACGTTACAGGGCTAGGTACATCGGTTGCGGGGCTAGGTACATCCCTTGGCACTTTAGGTAATAGGTTGGGCGTATCAGCACCTTCCGGCGAAACAGCTACTGTACCTGCCAATCAAAACCTAGCCAGCTATCTGGCGGGCCAAATTGGCACAGGAACTACTACCACTACAGGTGCTGTAAGTAGCGCTCAGACGGCCCTAGAAGAATTATTGCGCCAGCAGGCAGGCCAGACCCGTACGGATATTCTTGGGCGCTTGGGTACATTTGAGGGCGGCGACTTAGCTACGCGCTTGAATGCAGGCTTTACAGGCATTACAGGTGGCGGCACAGATACGCTGCAAAGTTTAGGTACAAGCCTAGGAACTGTGGGCGCAAATCTAACATCTGGCATTGGTACACTTACTGGCGGCCAGGCTGACATTACAGAGGCTCTTGTAGGGCCAACAGGCAGCGGTGGCGGCATTAGTGGCTCCTTGGCGGATCTGGCGGCGTCTACAGGCGAATACCAGACGGCAGCCACACAGGCGCGCAATGATTTACAAAGCGCTGTACTGGGTGGCCAAGAGCGCATATCTGGCCAAATAGATCGCGGCGATGTAAGCAGTCAACTAGGTCAGATCGCACAGAACGTAAGTAATTTAGGCGGCGGCCCACAGCAAGACTTTGGCAGCGTGGCACAAGCACTGGCGGCCAATGTTCCGGCCCAAACAAATGCTGAAGTAGTACAACGGGCGCAATTCATTCAATTGATGGATAACTTGCGCGGCCTAGTAAATAATCCTCAGTCTGGCCTAGATCCTACTGTGCGGGCCACGTACGCTAGCCTGACCAATGCTTTTGGGCCAAACGGCCAGTTCATGGCGCAATCCTTTAATCCTAGCACTGGCGAAATTACGCGGCGCCAAATGACGCCTGACAAACAGTTGCGCGTCCAGAACTTTAACCAGATGGGGCAACCAACTAACAACCCAATTTCCTTTGATATCAATACTTTACTATCTAGGGCTACAGGGCAGCAAGCACAGGCGCCAATGGCGCAACAGTCTGGCCTAATGGGCCAGCAAGGGCCATCACTTAACGTGTAACACCTAAAAAAATACCAGCTTTATATGTCTCAACTAATACCAGAAAAAATATCTGATGCGGGCCTTTCAATTATCAAGAGGTTTGAAGGGCTACAACTAAAGGCGTACAAATGCCCTGCAGGCAAGTACACAATTGGCTGGGGCCACATAGACAAGGTAAAAGCCTCATCCGTAGCCACAGTAGAGGAATGTGAAGAATTCTTGCGCCAAGACTTGCAAGCCGTACATACAACAATAGATAGGTATGTTGTAGTGCCGCTGACCCAAAATCAATATGATGCGCTGGCATCCTTTGTATTTAATTTGGGCGCAGGCAACTTCCTCAAGTCTACGATGCTCAAAAAGCTCAACAGTGGCCGTTATGATGAAGTCCCAGAGCAGATCATGCGCTGGAACAAAGCCCGCGTAGAAGGCGAATTAAGGCCATTAAAAGGGCTTACGCGCCGCAGAGCCGCAGAGGCTGCCCTATTTTCAATGGATGCTAGGCTGGCAGATGATGGCGGCGATGCAATGGTACAGCGGCCAGAAAGCGCGGCGCCCAAGCCGCTCAAGCAATCCAAGACGATGGCAGGCGTAGGGCTTGCGGGCCTAGCCACCATCGCGCAAGAGCTTGTGCCGCAATTGCAGCAAATTACAGGCAGCATTCCTCCTAATATGGTGGGCGCCCTAGAATATGTTTGTGCGGCCCTGACAGTAGCAGGAATTTGTTTGGCCGCCTATGCGCGCATACAAGACCATAATCAAGGGGTTCACTAAGGTGTTAAACCTTATAAAGTCTGCTGGCGCACTGTTAGCCACAATAGGCGCGGCCCTGTTATTCATGTTTGTACGGAAGTCTGGGCGCCAAGAAATAGAAAATGAATATCTGGCGTCCCAAGTGGAACAAGCTGCGCAGCGCGAAGAAGTAAATAAACAATTACAGGAAAAGAATGCGGAGATTGACGCTAGCGCCCCTGCTACTAAGTCTAAGCTTATTGACAAGCTGCGGCGCAAAGGACTCTAGGCAGTACCTTGAAAAGACTGTCTATAAGTGCCATGAAGAGTATCTTGTACAGTACGATGAGGCATTCAATGAGCGCTTGATTGGTGAATTAGATAATGTTTCGGATAGTTCGACTATATCTACTATAGTTACAGCCCTTTCAGATTATTCTGTGTTGCGCGATAAGATCAAAGCCTGCGCCCAAGTTACAAAATCACTGTAGGTAATATAGGTAATATAGGTAATAAAAGTATGGCAGCAAAAAGTTCAAAAAGCCTTAAAACAACACTACAGGCAGCACAAAAACTGGGGCGCGGCAAAGACACCATCCTTGCGCACATTACGCCAGAAGAAGCGGCGCTACTGAAGGCTAGGGGTGGGTCAGGTACAATCAATCCACGGACAGGGCTGCGCGAATACGATCCGTTTGACACATCGGATAGTACATCTGTTGGAACATCTACAAGTGACGCTGGGGAAAGTTCTTCTACATCCGGTGGGTATTCTGAACCTGTGTCTGGGCAAAATCCAGCGGACGGTTTAAGTTTTTCCAGCGAAGAGTCTTGGGTCTGGGGCAGTGGGGATTCTTCGTCTGATTCTTCTAGTTCAAGTTCGTCCTCCGATTCTTCTTCATCCAACACTGGCACATCATCCGGCCTGACCTTTGAGCAGCAAATGGCACTGCAGGAGCAAGCATTAGCTACCGCCAAAGAACTAGCCGAACTAGAAAAACAAAGGGAAGCAGACAAGCTACAAGCACAAAAGGATAAGCAGGAAGCGGCGGGCATGGTGGCAGGCGTAAACGTAGATCAGCAAGCCGTTGATATTCTAAATGACCCAGAAGCTTTCCTAACAGGCAAGGGCGCTACTCTTAGCGGCAAAGTTCCTACCATCAATCCGTACACGCCCGGAACAGCCATTGGCGCCACATCAATGGATACGGATGCCCTAGCCGTACAAGCGGCCCAAGGGACTGCGGCCACAGCCACAGGGGCGCAGCAAGGAGGTACATCCACGTACACTGCTGTAGATACAACGGCCCAAGTGGCGGCCCAAGATGCCGAAGCCCAATTGGCCGAAGTGCGCCAAGAAGCTCTTGTAGATGCCGCAAATGCCCAAGTAGACATGCAAGGCGTAGCGACAGGGCGCAACAAGGATGGTTCCATCAATTCTACAGGCATTGCGCTAAGTAAATACGCCAACCTAGACATTTCCAACGTAATTGATACCAGCACTACGGCTGGCAAGGAAATGGCGCGTCAGCTAGGCGAAGGCAACTACGTAGATTACAAGTCTACTGTACAAGGCCAGCTAGACATTCTGTCAAAGGCTTTTGTAGATGCTAATGGCAACCCCAAGATTCCATCATTTGCGTCAGGTGTGGCGCGTAATGTCAGCAGGATAGCGGCCTTTAAAGGCGTTACAGGCACTGCGGCCACTGCGGCCATGACTACGGCGCTAATGGAAAGCATGCTGCCTGTGGCACAGGCGGACGCCAAATTCTTTCAGACTGTACAGCTAAAGAACCTAGACAATAAACAGCAGCAAACAATCAATACAGCCAATGTGCTGTCCAAGTTTGAACTGACCAATCAAGATGCACGCATGACGGCGGCCATTACAAATGCCAAAACCTTCATGCAATACGACCTGACCAATCTGGCCAATGAACAGCAAGTAGAAGTCCTTAACACCCAGAATCGTGTACAGTCCATAATGGAGTCGGCCAAGGAAGAAAACGTGGCGCGGCGGTTTGCGTCACAGTCACAAAATGATATGGATATGTTCTACGACAATTTGCATACGCAAGTTTCGCAGTTCAATGCGGCTCAGAAAAATGCAATGACGCAATTCAATGTGGGCGAAGTAAATGATACGCGCCAGTTCAATGCGACCTTAGAAAATAATAGGGAACAGTTCTATAAAAACATGCAGTTCCAGATTGATGCGGCCAATGCCAAGTGGCGCCAGACCGTAACGCTTACAAATGCCGAAATGGAGTTTGAGGCGGCGGCCCTAGATGTAAAGAATATTGTAAATATCAGTACAGAAACGCTCAATCAGTTATGGGATCGCGCAGATGCCCAGCTTGATTACGTCTGGAAAAGTAGCGAAAGTGAATTGGATAGGGCCACTAATATTGAAATTGCCAAGCTACAGATTGAAGCGGCCAAGTATGCGGCTAATAAAAAGGCTCAGTCAGATCAAAATAATATGTTTTTCCAAGCTCTTGGGACTTTTGCTGGGTTAGCTGCAGGTAGCGACATCCAACTAAAGAATGACCTCAAGCGCGTAGGTACAAATGCCCAAGGGCTTGGCTTGTACACTTGGAATTGGAACAACGAAGCGCGCAAGCTAGATATTGACGTAGATCGCATTCCTAGCGGCTACGGCGTAATTGCGCAAGAAGTACAGCGCGTACTGCCCGAAGCTGTTCTTGTACACAAGGATTCCGGCTATTTGATGGTAGACTACAGCAAAATTAACTTAGCTAAAGTGTAGAACACTATGACATTTGAACAAGCAATCGTAAAATCTGTGCGGGCCTACTTTAAAGGCAAAGACCCACAGAATCTTATGGACGTAGCAGAAGGCAAGGCGCTAGAAGATGAAGCTGACGCGCTTGGTACGCCAGATGCGCCCGATACAAAAACTGCCAAGTACACACGTTCCTTTATGGAGGAGTTGGAGGCCAGCCTGTTAGAACCAGAATCGGAATCAAAAACTAAAAAATCCAAGGCGGCAGCAAAAGTAGAAGATGTAGAAGCCGCCCAAGACGCCGAAGACGCCCCACTAAATGGGCTTCTTGTACGCCCTAAGAACAAGAAAGGTAAATAATGCTACCTACGTTAAATCCTCAAGTTCCTTCTGGGCCAATTCCCGGCGA